AAAAAAGTTAATAAAACAAAACCATTAAACCCAATATGCTAATATTATAAAGAAAGCAAACTAATACTAAATAAAATTAATAAAAGAAACTTACATATATATAATTAAAATTTTAAAATATCTACAACCTTGGTACGATAATCTTCATCAAATATACGTGAATCCAATTCAGACCAACTGTTGTAGTCAAAACGCTTTCCTCGTTTTGAAAATGTCTCTTGTAGTGTGGTTAATATTCTATTATATTCAACCTCACCACTGGCATACGCAGCTTCCAATGTAGCACGAGATGCAGTAAAAACTGCAGACTCTATGTCCGGATGTGTGTTCCACATCCACTGACATATTTCCTCTGCTATCCATAAAGGAAGAGGTGCCAAGTATTGCATGGGTCGTGTAGGATGAGGAACAAATTTTCTTTTTAGAAAATCGATTTCAGATATATCTTGAAATTTTTCCGTTACACTACCCTTATTGGTAGTAGTATATCCAATACCCAAATTATGCATAACTTGTGCATATTTTGTGGCATCAAATATTTTACTACATTTGTCACTCACAGCAACTATATGATCATCACCATACACTATATATGATATATTAGTATTTATAATACGAGGGCCATATGTCATTTTCTTTTCTTGATTTAAACATACCAAAAACCCGTATGTAATATATATCATATTTACTATAGAATTTATTATTGTAGTTCCTGGAAAGCCAGATGGTATGCCTCCCATTGTTCTATACAAGGTTTCACGAGCTAAATAAATAGCATTAGAGGCCTCCTTGCCCAATATTTTTCGTTTTTTATTGTTCAATTCTTCCTTTTTATTTCCCCAATGTAAAGAATACCATTTACAAATAATATCATGAGCTCCATCCACACATGGTGCATATAATGTATCACCAAAATGAGAATAATCACCAGAAAATGCATTTTTAAACGTGCCAAACAATTTGAAATATAATTGTCCCCATTCATGTCCATCAGCATTAATACCAACCGCCGAATTATTGGTAATTCTTGTATGGGTAAATGCAGCATGAAAATGGTCAAAATATTGTTTATATGCTATAGTATAATCAACTGGTGATATACTAAATAATCTAGCAGGTGCTATTTTTTGTAATTTAGTTATCTCAATTCTACAGTCTTTTAGTGTATCCGTAAATATCGTTACTGGTATTATATTACGTCCCCTCAAATCATCTTTATCCTCTATTACTGTTTTTAGAGAATCATTTAAATTAGTTAAAATATTATGTCCATTTTTATTCATATTTATATTGAATAACCATCTCTTATTTACAGCTCCAGTTGGTCTATCCAAATTCCAAGGAAAACCCTCTGATGTATTCATTTCTAATCCGGGATATGATGAATTAGTTGGATGACCAACCACAACATCAGCGATAGATAATACCGAACTAACAGTAGATGGTATATATAGAGGTTGTACCGAAGACAAAATGTTAGATGATACTATGTCCAAAGCATTCATTAAGATATTTTCGTCAAAGTCCAATGGGCATCCAGTTTTCTTTTTAATTGCCTCTTCTAATAGATCTCTGTCGCCAATATCTAATCTAGCATCATCACCTCCCAATGGTACTGGTGTTGTTTTAGTAGGAAATACTCCCTGTATTTCTGTAGGTTGTATTCTACTTTTTGTACTTTGTCTCCTTATCATTGACTTCGGTATTGCACCAATTATTCTGACACCCTCTGGTTTAAATTCTGGGTCTATTATAGACAAGCTCTCTGGTTCTACAATATTTCCAGTTTCTACTATGCGATGTTGCAGTATAGCTTCTCTATATACTGGTTCAGAATAACCATGTATACCGGAACTTCCTGCTATATGTATACCGATAATTCGTGGCATAGATCCACCCGAAATTAGAACACTACCACATGTTCCCTGTCCTCCATATCCATATGAAAAAACTGTTGATACTTTTTGTTCTCCTATATAGTCCTTACCCCTTATAAATAAGTCATCTTGAACATCTATTCTAACCTTTCTTACATATATTGTGGAGCCATCGGCAATAGCC